CTTTGCTCTTGACCAAAGTTTTGGGTTTGTAGGCTTGTTTTCTTCTTCAATAACTTCTTCTTCGAGACCAATATAAATGTCAGTAAACTTTTTCATATCTTCCTTATAAACTTGTGTACATTCCTGTTACTTCTGTAAACACATCTTGTAATGCATCTGCATATACACCAGTTACAGAACGAACTACTTTATAATCCATTTTTCGGATTCTACCGAAATCCATTTTGTATGTATCATCAGGCATGTAAGTAATCTTAACATGATTAATGCCTTTTGAGTTTTTACCTATTCTCATGTGCAAAGACTTTTCTTTCTTGTCAACCATGAGATTTTTAGCACCAGTCATAACCATAAATTTATTACCGCCCAATTGTTGAAGAAGTGTATTAGGATCAAATTCCCAATCTTCTTTGACTGGTTTCTTTTTTAGTTCTTTAATTTTTTGATTGAGTGTGCTTTCACTCTGTACTTTCTTTGGTAGCCCTTTATGCTTTGTACTCGCAAAATCTTTGACATCTTTTTTGCTCATGTCCTGAGCCGCCTTCTCTGCTTCTGGTGAACCACTTGCATCACCTTTTTGTATTGCTCTGACAAGACCAAAGAATTTTTGTTGTTGTTTTGATACTGCTTTTTCTTCTATTTCTGTCTCTTCTCTGTAACTCAACCCTCCTTGTTTCGCCATTTGAGAATAAGACTTACCTCTAGCAAAACCTTTTTTCCAAGATTTTTCTAAATCTTGTCTATCTTTTCTATTACCCTTCAATCGTAGTTCTAATGCACGGTCACTCTTATTAGGTTTATCACTATCTGCCATCTTAGCACTAGCACTATGATACGTAGATGCATCTAATTCTTGTACAGGTTCTCTATCAGTATATCGTTTGTCTCTTGGTGTTGCTCGTTTTACCGTTACTCTATTTCTATCAGCAGATGATCTAAATCTCATTTTTTCTTTTTGTTTTGTTCTAGCCACACTATCTGTTTTTGTCTGATATCTTCCTGTAGGTGTGCTTATGACAACATCGGTTGCCTCATCCATCTTCATCCATTCCTTAAACATTTCATCTGTATCGTCTATGTTTTTATTTTCAAGAAGATGTGTATTTACTTTTTGCATAGCGTATTGCTCTTTTACCTGTCCTATTTCGTGACCAAGTTTAAATTGCTTTACTGCTTTTTCGTAAATAGATTTTAATATTTGTAAAGAAATACCAGAAACTTCTGCCTTTTTCTTTAATACATCCATTATATCTTCACCTATTTTTTCTCTCTTAAAAATATCTCTGAATGTTGATGATTTCATAGTAACCTTTTCTGGTATAATTTCTTTTTGTACTTTGATTTTTTCAGATAGTGCTTGTAATTTAAGACCTTTACGAATTTCGTTAAATAATGATTTTGCATCTTTATCATTCAATCCTGGCAGACCTTTCGCAAACTCATCGAATTTGCCTTGAACCGCAAATCCTCTCAACTTTGATGCTGACATACCTGAGACACCTTCAGCATCAGGATCCCTCTCACCTGCTGACACAACATCTATCGAATCAAAATTATAAAATCCGTGAGGCTTATCTTGATTATTGTATTGTTTTAGAAGTTTACTGAAATCGTTCACTCTATCCGAACCTACAACCATAACTAATTTTTTATAACCCTTACTGTAAAGAGATGAAGCGGCGTGGAGTGCGGTGGGCTCTTTGGGGAAGGTTCTAGCATTCACATCTCTACCAAACATTTTTTTGGCATAGTGAATTTTTCGCTCAAAAGGTAGTGGATTCTTTTTAGCATCTTGACTTGAACTAAGATACACGAACCAATCAGCAGAACTTCTACCGGCGACACTTTTCAACTTATTAAGAAGTTTTTCGTGTCCAATAGTAGGAGGATTCATTCTACCAAATGTGAAAACTGCGGTTCTTCCTTCTAGTTTTTCGTGTAAATCTTTTAGTAGCATGTAAATATTTATTCACCTTCGTAAGGTATAAGTTCGTTATTTTCACCAACGTAAAACCTTACACCTTTATGTTCAACAATAGTATGAGTTGCCTCAAAGGCTTCTTTTTTTACTTTTTTACCCTTTTTAACAGTCTGTAAGACTCTCTGATATACTTCTTTATTATCCATAATGAGTTTAAGAAGTTTGTCAAAAATCCTCATAACCATCATACGTTGTGGCAACGTAGGTGTCTTACCATCATCAAGGTCTTTCATGAGTTTTGTGAATAACGCAAGTTCATCTTTTGCGATAAGACCTTGTGTGGCTAATCTCCTCAATCTTGTATCTACACCTTCAGATAAAGTGATATCAATCATTTTACCATTTAGTGTTTCAAGCAATTGTTTTTCTTGATCTAACATTTATGCTCCCTTTGACCAGTTTTTGGCGGCATTAAAATTCTGTCTTGAAAATTCAAGACGATCTACCAGTTTCACATACTGGTCAGATTTTAACTTGTCTACTGCAACAAACCCTTCTGGATTTGTCACTCTAAAACCATCATCATCTTGTATAAAAGTTTTTGTCATCGTTTTAACTTGTTCTAATTTTCTCAATATCAATATCTTACAGGCAATTAACATATTTTGCATTTCAAAAATTTGTGCTAATTGTCTTATGTTCGTTTGAAAAAACTTTAAAAATTCTCTTTGTGCCTGTTGCTTTCTAATTCTTGCTTTTTCAGTTTTTAATTTGTCTAATTCTTTTTCAAATTTTTGTTTCAAATATAATATCAATCCTCTTGCGTGTGCTTCAGGGTTTTCTATCGGACGCCCTTCTCGTATTTTTGTATTTGTGTATGCTTTAATTTGTATATTCACGTCCTTATGATTTTGAATATATTTTAAAATATTCGGATTTAATTGTCTAAATAATCTTCCAGCACCCGATAGAATTCCTGTTATTTGTGCCGTTTCTTTTTCAGTCATAGATGCCGAACCACTAACATCTTCATACTCTGCATCTCTGAACCAAACATTTGATGTTTGAGTCATTTGAGAAACATCAACATCAAAATTAGCATCCATCTCTGGTAGACTGTCACCAGTATACCTTGTATGAAAAACGATACCCATTTGTGATGCTGATATTTGATTGGCCAAATCACTATTCTTTGGTATAGCATAAACAATTGTGTTTGGCTTAAAGATCAAATAATCATCACCATCTATGTTTTCGTCTTGCAAATCTTCCTGAGTATACATCATGTCACCTTGTATGACACCTTGTATATTTAATTCAGGTAAATGTTTTAGAGCAATTTTAAGTTTTCTGTTCAATCCTTCGGCAGGATGATTTCTATCTATATCTTCAGGAGTATAATTCAATTTAGCGTTTTTTGCAAAAACACCCTTTGTACCAACAAAAAATTTGTTGTTTTCAGGATTTGTTCCTGCAAAAATAGCAGGCGCACCATCCCACTTAACGGTGATGCGTACCTGCTTTCCGCTTTTTGTAGAACCTGCAAGCATATCTCTCAATCCCCTGAGAAAATTAATTGCTTGCCGTGTTCCGTCTACTCCATTATTAAGAACTTCATCTTCTATATGCTCTAAATGTAAGTTCTTTTCTTCATTTAAATATTGTTTGAAACTATGCATTTTTCCACGCAACTCGTTTCAAAGTATTTATGTTTATTAAAGATTAAGTATTGATGATTTTTGGCAGGATGATATTGGGTTGGTGAAATTAAATGTATGTTGAAAATCAGAACATGTTGAAGCATTTAATTTGGCAAGATATAGATCTTGAATTGAAATTGGATCATTATGCTGACATGTAAGCATAACTTTCCAACAGATATATGATGGATGACCAACATCTCTCATCCAATCATAAGTTGTTAAATACCATTTAGTTTTAGTATTTTTAATTCTTTCGTCCAAAGATTTCTGTGCTTTGACGTTTTCTTTAAAAATGGTAAAATCTGATTTTTGTACAACTTCTACCGTTTCTTCTTTAACAAGTTCAGTTTTACAATCAGGACAATCACCTTCTACAGTCATTTCACAACCCATAGGATCGTTACATGTCTGCACGATTTTAGACTCTTTGACAGTTCTACGTTGCCATTCTGGCTCTTCTTTAATAGAAGATTCTATGACAACTTTTGGTTTTGTTTTTTCTACAGGTCTAAGCATCGGTTCTTTGCCTGGTTCTTGTATTACAAGCCATTCTTGACCGTTCATTTCGATAATTTTTGTTTCTGTGGCAAGTGATTGCTCATACAGAAATGGAATACCAAAAAATAATGCAACTAAAATTATTAGAATGAATCGTAGCATACGACCTCTTTGATTAGGTTAACAAAAGAGAGATAATCTCTCACTCACAGGATATATTTTATCAAAAAGTGTCGATTTTGTCAAGTATTTTTTTCAGTCCATCGCCTGTAATTTCATAATCTCCTATCTTTTCGGAAACATCTTCATCTCCTTTAAAGACCTTGAGATCACCTTCGTAATTATCATTTTCTTGCAACCCAACAAGAATTACACTGTAACCTTTATAATCAATTGTCATTGAAAATGGCTCACCAGGAGCAGATGATACTTTTATCATGAGAAATTAAACTCCGCAAATTCTTTTTTAAATTTCATTTTACCTCCAGTTGCTTTATCGAATGATGGCTCATCGTCATCTTCTTTCCATGGAGCATTAAATTTACCTTTTTTTGTTTTATTTTCTGCCATACGATCTATCAAATCATCTTGTGCAGAATCTTCAAGATCATATAATTTCATTTTAGCACGATCAATACCAATAACAAATCTTTTTGATGATGTTGGATCGTTATATCTATTCTTGAGTTGTTTGACCAGCATTTGACCAAGACCTTCAAGTTCTTCAGTTGATATCAAAGCAAACATCAAGTCAGCAGTTGCAGGAAGACCAAATGATTCAGATGTATCTTCAAGACCAACATCTGTACTTGAAAATCCTGAACGAGTGGTCTGCGTGGCTGACACAATTGGCACATCATATTCTACTGCCATACCACGCAGTTCTTCAGCGATTGATTTTATGAATGTATAAGAATTTACATTCGCTCCTTGCTTCAATCTTGCAGACGAACAAATGTTGAGATAATCAACAAAAATAATCTGCGGAACAAATTGTCTTTTAAGTTTCAATTCACTCAATAAATTACGAAAATGATTCGTATTAGCGGCGGCAGTCGGATACTCTTTGACAATTAATTTACCGTCTGTCACTTTGCTTATACTTGCGACTTTTCTATCATACAAATCTTTTGGCAATTGTTTAAGATCATCAAGTGTGATGTTCATCAAATTTGCATCAATTCTTTCTGCAATCTTTTCTTCTGCCATCTCAAGTGTGATGTATAAAACATTATTACCTTGAGATAAACAACTGGATGCCATGTGACACATGAACAAAGACTTACCTACACCAGTACCTGCAATTGCAATATTGAGTGTTTTATTTGGCAGACCGCCATTTGTAATTTTATTGAAATATTCTAAATCAAATGGTATTCGTTGTTCAATTTGATGATATGATTCATATCTTGCTTCAGCATCTTCAATATAATCATGACCGATATGAGGATCAAAACAAACTGCAAGTGCATCAGATAAAATTGCAGGTATCGCACCTTTATCTTTCTCCGTGTTCTTTTGACCATCAATAATTGAAATGGATTCTAGAACTGCATTATAGATTGCTTTATCTTGACAAAATTGTTCTGTAGTGTCAATAAGCCACTCTATTTCTGATTGCTCATTCTTGTTTGTCTCATAAACATTAAGTCTTTCTATGAGACCTTTGAACTGATCTTCTTGTAATTTAGAATTCTCATTAAGTTCAATTACAAGAGATTCTTTTGTTGGAGATACATTATATTTCTGAATAAATTTATTTATTTCTTCAAATAGAATCTTATCAGTATGTTCAAGAAAATAATCGTTCTTCAGATATGGTAACGATTTTCTGACAAAATCATCATTGTATAAGAGGTTCCTTAAAATCGTATCTTCTAGTTTTTCCATCCTCGCTTTCGTTTACTTCGATGTTTTCTTGTATAACTTCAATAAGAATGTCACCAATAAGTCTTTCAAATTCTTTACCTTCTTCATCAGCATATTTCTTATCGACAATTTCTTCTGGTATCTCAAGTATATCATACTCAAATTTGTATGTCAACGTACCATCATTGTTTGGTTCTTCGTTGACACCAAATCTGTTATACTTGTATATTACATCTTGAAACTTGCCTTCCGTTATACGGAAGGCTTGTTGATCATCATTATCATTCTGTGGATTCGGTACTATCTGGTACCACTTCTTCATCGACTGATTTTGTTCCATATAAAAACTTTTCTTTACAGAAATCGTCAATTTTTTTCATGACATCATCTGTAAAATATTTTTCAGGTTGTTGCAAAATTTGCTTACCAAACATTTTTGATCCGTCTGGTAACTCAAAACGTGTAGAGACTTTAGTAAAGATACCTGCTTCTTCAGCAAGTTCAAGCATACCATACCATCGATCTAAACCTTTGTCATATGTGACAAGAGCATCTACCATTTTATTTTCCACTGTCAATCTAGACTTATGATTTTTACAGTGAATAATATTACCTATGACTTCTGTTCCTTCTTTTTCTTTTCTCTTTGAGAGAAATACTATGTTACTTGAGGCATAGTACAATCCTGTACCACCACCCATCACTTGTTGAGGAAACATCACACCTACTTGTGAATATGTATGATTTGTAACAAGCATCGGCACTTTTGCTTTACCTGCTTTGAGTGTTAATACTCTAAATGCACCTTTCACAAGGGCGGCTCGTGTCATATCTTTTGTCTCTTTTCCATCAGCAATATCACCTAATTCTTTTGATGTAGATAACATACCAAGACTATCAAGACAAATCATCAAAGGTTTGCGTTCCTGATCTGCTAGATATTTGTCGAGAACTTTTGTTGATTGATGAGCAAACTCTTGTATTGATGCAACTGGTAACATAACCATACGTTTAGAATCAATACCTCTCTTCTCAATCATGTCTTTTGTTATTGCAGACTCAGACTCAAAGTAAAGAACACCACCGTCAGGGTTATCTGACAAAAATTGTTTGACAATACCCAATACGAAAAATGTTTTTCCTGTAGCCGATTCTCCAGCAAAGGCGGTAATCTTGTTTCCAGCAAGCCCACCATAGATACTTCCCGATAGTAAAGCATTGAGAGCATAACTACCGGAATCGATAAAGGATTCGACATCACCTGCTTCAACACCATCAGCAACCACTCCAGCATATTCATTTCCTGTCTCCTTAATCATGTCTGTCAAAAAACTCATAACAACTCCTTAAACAAAAAAATTATCAATTGTATATCTCTTTTCATAATCCCATCCAACGCAGTTCAATATATCTTTTAATGGATCAAGAAATGTTTTTTCGAATTGCGTATCGTAATCTATAAATTCATGTAATCCAAATTCTGCAGGTAATGTATTACCCATACTAACAACTGTATCACCTACTGGATTTGGTGTTTTAAGATACGAAAACTTTATCTTTTCACCCTCTTGAATGATCTGATATTTCTTCGTAAGTTTATGTTGCTTCAGCAAATTATTATGTATAATCGTGCCTTTCACATGTATTGGTGTACCTTTCTTGTACAACATCGTTGCATCACTATATTTTGCAATACCTTTGACTGAACGAGGAAACGCAACATCTTCAGGTGGTAATGCTTCAAATTGATTACGAAAACTTTCAACAAATGCAATCATATCTGCTTCAGTATCATTCATCAAAATCTTGTATGCATCAGCAAGTTTCTTTCTTACGATAGCAGGTGTTGAAGATTTGACTGATTCAAGACCTTTGACTTTGATTTTAGGTTTCTCAAATCTTACACCCTCACTATCATGCACATTAATGATATAGTGTTTCTTACCAGTCCAGATTGCTCTGTCAGCAAGAACCTCACGTTTCATGAACATCTTTTGCTGATATGCATTCATGTATTCACGTAACCCATTAAATGATCTATCGATACATTCTTGAACTTTACCCTCGCAGACCTTGTCAAGAAAATCAATTACTTTTGTCTTATCACTATCATCATCAAATACACTCTTAACAAGGTCTTCAAGATTAACATAGATTGAATCTGTATCAGATGCAATTACATAGTCTTCATTATCAGTTTTGAGTATTCTATTCAAATATTCATTAACATCACGTTCAACCCATCTTGTAGATAATTGACCACCAGTTGTAATTGCTTCTGCACATCTCACATCAAAGAAACGAAAATACTGATTACCCAAAGCACCATAAGCAGAATTTAGTTGAATCTTTCTAGCCATCTGCATATTGTCAAGTCTTGCAACTTCCTTAGATAATCTTACACGTTCAGATGGATTCTTTTCATTCTCGTATAGTTGTTGAGTTTCAAGCATTTGCCTCTTAAACTTGGATCTCTCATTATACATACGCTCCATCATAGCAGGCAGAAACCCTTGCATGTCTCTGCGAAAATGATAACCATTTGCGGCCATGCTCAAGTTCTGTCTCTGACAATAAGAAGTGTTTACTTCTTTATTGAGCAATTTATCAACTGTCACTGCTTGTGGTGGATAATCAAGAACCATCGTTTCAGGTGAAACATTATATTGCATAATCAAATGCGGATACAAACTATTCAAGTCAAATGACACAACCCAGTTGTATGCACCAGGTTTTGGTTCTTTCACATATGCACCTTCATATGGATTATCCTTGAAAGTATCTTTCTTTGGTGGTAATACAATACCCTTCTCACGCAATTCATTATATATCAAAGTGTCCCACATTCTTACTTGTGTGAAGACATCTGTAAAGTTTACTTTTGCATCATATGCAAGAACAACTGCGGTCTCAATCAGTTTCAATTTGTCTTCAAGTTTATCTACAAGGTCAACGTCTTTCACGTTGTAGTCCATAAACTTCTGAAAGTCTTGTTTATACAACTGATGTAGATTATCAAACTCTGAATAGTCTAGTTTACGCTCACCAAGTTCTACGTGTGCGATATGATCAAGTCTGTAGTTTTCTTGTTGCGTGTATGTAAACTTACGATAGAGGTCGAGATAGTCAAGTGTGGCGGCACCGACCAATTCAAATGCTTGTTGCTCTCGTGTACCACCAAAACCCATTTGATTGACTGTTCTCTCACTCACAAACTTCCACGGCGACAATCGTTGATATTCTGGCTTATCAAACAAACGATTCATACGATTGACAAGAAACGGTATGTCAAAAAACTTTACGTTCCAACCAGTCACAATATCGATATCAAGTTTTTCCCAGAAAGAAAGAAACTCTTGCAACATATGAATCTCATTAGAGCATCGTACATATGTCACATTCTCATCACTTGGTGTATATTCACCACAACCAAATGAATAGAATTTACCTTTGACTTTTACAGTAATTGATATAACTTCTTCGGACGCAATCTGTGGATCAGGAAAACCATTCTCTGAACCAGTCTCTATGTCAATATTTGCAATACTAAGTTGATTGATATCGTAATATATTGTATCAGGAAAGTTATCAGCAATAAAACAATAATGAAAGTTTGTATTACCATAAATCTTGAAGTTATCTACACCCTCGTATTTACGAATGAAATCTCTTGCTTCGTTAATAGAACCGCATGGAACTTCTGATACGTTCTCACCCTCAAGGGTTTTCCATTTAGATTCTTTTGCTGAAGGGATGAATAGGGAAGGATTGTAATCTACTTTTTGTTTGAAGTGTCGGCCTTTGTCATCTATGCCACGATAGAAGATCTGACCTTTTACGTTTTGAACGTTAGTATAAAAACTCATGTATTAAATTTGGTATATCTATATTGATAGGGACTCCCAATTTGATCTAGTTTATCATAGCACAAAAGAATGTGCTTGTCAATCCAAGTTCTCTTAGATTGAAATGCACCAATTAAAAACAAAAACTGTAAATATATTTTCCAAAATAATGATTTTACGGTTTCCATGGCAAATACTTGCCTTTAGTTTTTTGATTTATAATTAATCCATTATGACGATTAGAACCATCATTTCTATACGAACAATGGACCCATCCGCTATTCGGGTCGCCTTCTGGAT